AGTGGTAATTTTTCCAATATTAGCAAGCATTGCCGCACCAAATACAGCACCCATTGCAATTGCTAATACGTCAAGGTGTTTCCCAACTATTCCTACAACAGAAATTATACCATCAAATAATGGCATCAATGGACCTAATGCGTCTGCTGCCGCAACTTTAAATCTAAACATTGCCGCAGACATTTTATCATTTGCATCTTTGACTTTTAATAAGCCTTCTGCTAATCCTTCAGCATCAGTAGTTTTTAAAACTTCTAACAATGCTTTAGGATCAAGTCCACCCATTGTTTTACCAAAGAGTTCTAATATCGCTGTAGTGCGTTGTGCACCAGCATCCATTTCGGCTAGTGCTTCAACTGCTTGCGCTAATAATTGACCTTCACTCTTAGTTTTAATATCATCTAAACCGATACCAACTTTACGTAGTGATTCGGCTGCTTTACTACTTTGATCTTCTCCTGCTTCGCCTAATGCCTTATAAAATTTTATAATGCCTTTGCCAGCACCTTCAAAACTGCCACCGGCTTGCGAAACAGCAAGACTAAAGCCAGTAACAGCAGCCATGCTCAAGCCAGCGGCTTCAGCCAAATCATTCATGTCATCAGCAAGTGTTGCTACACTTTGAGCAAATGCTAATGTACCTACACCAGCAATGGCAGCACCTAATCCGCTAATACTTGTTTTTAAACGGTCAACTGCTTGTTCGCCAGTTACACTTAAAGCAATTTTATATTGGTCAATTGTAGCCATGTTAGATCCTTATACCTAATGTTCTATAAACATAATCACGCACTTCTTCAATTGTAGGTTCTGTCATACCTTTAGGGGCTTGTTTAGACCAACCTTCTTCTAATCGTTGTGCATATGCATAATTTGCATCAATTGCATTGCCAGACTTTCTAGTGTTGCGTCTTGCGTTACCACTACGCACAGGCGTATTCTTTACGAACGCCTTATAAGCAACGTCTGTAATTTTTTGATCGTTGACTGTATTCAATACTTTGTTAAGTCTAGCAACACAATTACTTGCCATTTTTATGTTTATCCTTAATTTTCATCAAATCATCTGTGGTATATCCGTATGCACTAGCATCCATCAATTTGCCACTTTGTTTTTGATTCATATAATTGTCGTAGGTATTCAGAACGTCTAAAACCATAATGTCATAAGTTGTCGCATTTTTTTCTACTTGACTTGGTAACATACCTAAGTCTTTTGCCATGCGACCTATCATGATTATTTTGGCTGTTTCCCACTTTTTCGGGTTGACGTTCTGGTCTGTGACTTTCCCAAGATATCACCGATCTTGTTGATAGCCGCAGCCGCAATATCAATAGGCAAATCTTCATTATCAGCAAGCGCGGGCTTACCATCTTCTAATAAAATTAATTTCTTGAGGATTTTGCCTAGATTTTCGAATTGTGCTTCGCTACGTGCGTTGAAAAATTCGAAATAAGTTGATAGACCTACTACATCATAAGTCCAAAATACGATTGGTTCACCATATCGTTCCACTAAATCTTTATCATCTAATGTGATTTCTGTTAATTTGGGAACTGATGCGAATTCTTTAATATTTTTCATTTGTTTTCTCCTTAAATTGTTTTACTTCTTTTATTTATTCTCTTTTTCAACTTCATTTTCTAGTAGTTGATTAAGTAGTGCTAGGCGAAATGCCTGCTTTGCTTTTAGTTGCTTTACTGTTGCCATCATGTTGTCTAACATAGGCATCATTTTTGCTTCATCTGCTACAAGACTGCGCAACTTTTCTTCATCAGTCTTGAGCCAAACTTCTCGTTCTGTCATTTGTTCACCTTTAAATTATTAAAAAAGGGGAGCAGTTGCCCACTCCCCTCACGTTGTCGTTAACTCACAATGAATTAACTAATTGCGCTGTACATGGTACCATCAACAGCAATCGTAATTGGAGTTACGAATACTGGTGCTTCTGGGCTTGCTGTTGGAGCAAGTGAAGTGATGTAACCAACGCCGCTTGAGTAGTATACGTTGCTTAATGATGTAATGTTTCCATCAACAACGGCTGCTACGTTAGCGTCATAGTTCCATGCGACTAAGAACTGCACAGGTACTTTGTTCTGGCTAAGGTATGCAACACCTTTGTTGCTTGCACCATTTGCTAGTACGTTTGCACCGAAGTAAGCAGTTGGGTCAATAACGATGTTCATTGAGATTTCGTTATCTGCTGGGGTTGGCAACTTGTTCATGTCGCTTGAGCAGAAGTCCGCCCAAGAGAAGATGCCTGTGCTTGAAGTGATAGTGATATCCTGCAAGCAAGTGATTGAAAGTACGTTTGCGCCTTCAATGTTGCCAGTTGAAACGTTGCCGTTAGCAAGGTCTGTGCTGATCAACACTAATGGGTGAGTACCTGTTTCATTTACGGTAATTCTTGCCATTTTGTTATCTCCTTAAGGTTAAGTGGCTTATGTATTAAATTCCATGCGGGTCAATCTGAATGTCCAGTCATGTCGTTCTGCTTGTGTTGGTCCATAGACCAAATTTTGGTCAAAAGTTACACTAAAATAACCATCAAATAATGGTACATTGTCAACTTGATCTGTGGTCAAATTAGCAATAATAGCATTTACTTGAATGTTATATGGATCGTCTTGAAATGAAATGTATGTTACACTGAACTGATCTACTGCATTGTAGATATATCCACAATATGATAGGCCTAACTGATTAACAGTACGTTCAACAGTGTGTACATCGCTGACGTAAACGCCATAACGTACAACATCTGCTACACTTGGGAAGTCATCATAAATTGGAATGTTCCATTCACGAGGAATAGTCAAGCGTAATGCTTCAATAATGTCATTTGTAGTGACAAGAGGTGCATTTAGTGGAACATATGTAGTTGCCATTAAAAGTACCTACGATTTCCATTAAAGTAATTAGGATCTGCTGTCCAGTTTTCTTCTAACTTCGTTGTTGGTCCGTTAGGAGCATCTTGGAACAAGTCATACCAGTTACTTAATTCTTGTGCTTTAGTCCATTCTTCCTCACAACGCATCTTAGCAAAATCATAGTTTTGCTTGTCTACTTCGTTCATATTACTAACATCAGTAACTAGACTTTCATAGAACACTAAGATTGCGCCAAACGTATCAAGGCGTCTTAACACCTGACTGTTTTTGATGAGTAAACTTGGATCAAATGAACTAACTAATTGTCCATTAGGCAGATTCGTATAATAATATGCGCCAATTACTGTATCGCAGTAATTTTGCCACCAGCCAAATTCCATTTTGTATAGCCACTCTTGCGAAGCAACATTAAAATATGGATCCCAATCGATTTGTAGTGCGGCTGCTCTACGTTCCGCTGCCGGATCGTAAAACTGAATAGTTTGCACTGTCGCATCTGAGATTCTTTGAAATGGTACGCTCATATTATATTCCTAGACAATGAGAGAGGGCTTGCACCCTCTCTCTTATTCAAATTAGTCCTGATAGATGTTAATAGCACCACCACGACGACCGTCACCTACGCCAGAACCGAAGTATCCAACGCCTGTGAGCCACATCTGTAGACCACCTGGAGTTTCACCAGTCTTAATCTGTAGACCTTCCTTCATAACAGTGAACAATGCACTGTCACCGAAGTAAGCACCGACCAAGCAATTGCTTGCTGACTGCTGACCTAGGAATACACGTGTTGTTGGTGTTAAGAATGTAGTGAACATAATCATGCAACCATAAACTGATTCGATACGACCAGTTGATAGCAATTCGTTACCGAGTGCTGACAAGTTGCTTCCGCCTGCTTGTGATACAGCGCCACCAGTTAACTCACCTAATAGACGAGTTAATGAAGAACCTGAACCACCAGGTGAACCTACTACTGCTTCCTGAACATAACCGTTTGAGTCAAGAACGATGACTGGAGCACCAGGCATACGAGCGACTTTGAAGTTCTGCTTAACTAAGCGAACTAGGTCAAGTACTTCACTTGTGGTGAAGCCAGTTGTCCAACCTGCTGTGTTAGAAGGTAGACCTGCAGCCATCAATTCCATAGCACCAAGTGCGCTTACACGGTCGAAGCCGTCAGCACTTGTTGGATAGAATGTG